GCACATAGTTTACAATATGTAGGCCAATCAATAAGAGTTCATGGAGTAAATGCTACTACAAATGCACCAAATGGTTCATTTAGAGTTTCAAGAATTATTAATTCAACAACTTTTCAATATGTAGTTACTAATGCACCTACTGGAACATTAACAGGTGGTTTTTGGGAGACTCCCGCAACTTTTGTACATTATGGTGCAAATCAAGAATCTTCAACTGGTGCCTTAACTGCTGGTACACAGTCATCTGGTGGTGGTTTAGGTGCTGCTAGCTTCCCATTAGACGGCAGTACAACATATTTTAATGGTGGGAATGGAACAAATGGAACTGGCGGTGGAGGTGGTGCTCCAGCATATCAGTATCCAGACAGCAATGCAATTTCACCAATAGGTGGACAGGGCGGAAGTGGAGTGGTAATTGTGAGGTATTATGACTGGGCATAATGAAGAAATAGCAAGCTATATTCCAAATACAGATCCAATAATTTCATATTCAAAAACAGGATCTGTTCATATACAGTATTCAGATATACCAAGACCATATCAATCATGGACTTGGGTTGAAAATGAATTGGGCGGACATTGGGATGCACCAAAAAAATGTCCAATAGATGGTAAAGCTTATATATGGGATGAAAGTCTTTTAAGCTGGATTGAAATAAACAAATAAATATACATTAAATTAAATAGATAGTATAATGGAGATATAATGACAAGAGCCAGAGATGTTGCCAATAACGGTGTTACAGACATAATCCCACTTGATTCCCTCACACAACAATTTGACGGGATTGAAAGTAGATTCCTGCCAACATATCAATCTGTCAAAGTTAACATAACTAACCCACTTAGGCTTTTATTAACTGTTAATGGTATAATTCAAACAGTGGACTTTCCAGAATATGTTTATCAATCGCCTCTACCAAGATACGGTTTTCAAATAGATTCAGATGGGTATATACTATTCTCAGAGTCCCCGCCAGCAGGTTCTACTTTTGAAGCAAGGCTTATGCCAGGACCAGCAGTGAATACAGCATACAAATCTTATCCGTTTAAGCCAACGGATATACTACTAGGAGCATAACTATGGCAAGAAAGATATTAAGCGAAACGGCATATACGTTTACACCAGCATCAAACAGGGTGGTGATTCCAAGATATCTTCCACAAGAGCGTCTTATCCTTATCACAAACGTGACAAGCGGTAAAGTCATCTACAATTTTTCAGATCCTAGTCTAAAAGCAGTCACATACACAACATCAATGACGGGTGCTCAAGGAAGCACAACTATTACTCTAAACTACAATACCTCTACAATGGCATCAACAGATAAGCTCCAATTTACAATTGATGAGTATACAGAGGCTATGCGTCCTGCAGAAGAGCAGTTAGACCCAGTTGGTAAGTTTAGAACATCTAACCCAAAGGCTCTTATTGATACAGACTTTGAATATGGTACACAGGTTTCTAAGTGGGAAAACCTCACAATGATCAATAACCGTCCATATGCATATCAGACAGTTCCTAATATTACAAATCTTGCATCAATGTCTCTTCCAAATGCTTCACGCACAGTTACAGTAACAACTTCAGGTAATCACTACTTAACTGCTGGAACACCAATTGTTGTACAAGATACATATCTTTCAGTTGCTAATGGTAACTATATTATTGACACAACTCCTTCAGGAACAACTTTTACTTATACAGCACGTTCTTTAAATACAACATCTGTAACATCAATTCTTGATGCTAACAAGACAGCTATTTATTCAGGCCAGATATATCAAGGTGCCCCAATTGGCGGTGCTCCAACAATATCAACATCTGGAACAGCAGTTACAGTTACAACTACAGTAAATCACGGTTTAGCTATAGGAAATGAAGTTTCTGTAACAGGTATTACTGGAACAAATCCTCCAAACGGAGCATTTATTGTGGCTACAATTAATAGCCCTACACAGTTTACATATTATGCAACAGGTGGAACTCCATCAGGATTGACTACAACTGCTGCTACAGTGTATGTTCGTCCACAAGGACAATTCTTACACCGTGCATTTGATGGTGGAGTTATATTCTCTGCAAATGCTAACTCAAACTATGAGCAAGTAATTCGTCAATCAAGACGTTTCTTCCGCTATCAGTCAGGTAAGGGTATTCAGTTCTCAACAGGAACAATCATTAAGCCTAACCTACAGATTGATGCACTAACATCTTCTGGAACTACAGTTACTGTTCAAACAAAGGAACAGCACAACATTATTCCAGGTGCTTCAATTACTGTTTATGGTGCTAATGAATCAGCATATAACGGAACATTTACAGTTACTTCTATAACTGGATACAATACATTTCAATATACAGCATTATCAACACCTTCAGCTTCACCAGCCTCTGGAACTTATTATGTAGGAATTAACTCATGGTATGGTGCTGCAAATAGAATTGGTCTTTTTGATCAGCAAAATGGTATGTTCTGGGAATATGATGGACAAACATTGTATGCAGTTCGTCGTAATTCAGTTTATCAACTTTCAGGAAAAGTTTCTGTAACAAATGGTTCACACTCTGTTACAAGAACAGATGCAGCATTTCCAACTAACTTTTCAAGACAGCTAGCACCAGGAGACTATATAGTTCTTCGTGGTCAGTCTTATCGTGTAACAGACGTTACATCTGATACAGCTTTAACGATTACTCCAGCATATCGTGGAACAACAGATAACTATGTTGTTGTTTCAAAGACACAAGAAGTAAGAATTCCACAATCATCATTTAACATTGATAAACTTGACGGAACAGGTCCTTCAGGATACAATATTGATCTTTCAAAGATGCAGATGTGGTACATTGACTATACATGGTATGGTGCGGGATTTGTACGTTGGGGTATTCGTGGAACTAATGGAGATATTTTATATTGCCACAAGTTGCCTAATAACAACGTAAACTCAGAAGCACATATGCGTTCTGGTAACTTGCCTGCTCGTTATGAGTCAGCAACTTTGCCTCCATATACAACTATTACAACATCAATTGGAGCATATGATACATCAATTAACGTAGCAGATACATCTAAGTTCCCGTCATCTGGAACATTACAAATTAGAAACAATCCTACAAATGGATCACAGATTGAGTATGTAAATTACACAGGAAAAACTGCTACAACATTTACAGGCTTGACTCGTGGTCAAGCAGGAAACTCATCACTTGCTTTAACAGTTGCAATAGGTTCAAACTCAGCAACAGTTTCAAGTGCTTCTGGACTTCAAGTTGGTCAAAGAATTATTGCACCATCTAACTTTCCAGACAACACATTTATTACAGCAATTTCAGGAACTACAATTACATTGTCACAGGGTGCACTTACTGCTAACCCAACTGTAATTGTTCCACCAATGGCTGCAACATCTGGTCAAGTATTTACATATGGATTAACAGCACCAATTGGTGTAGAGCTTGCATATCCAACTTATTCACCAGCATTGTCACACTGGGGTTCCTCAGTTATCATGGACGGTGGATTCGATGATGATAAGTCGCTTGTTTTCACATATGGACAAACAGTTCCAGTAACAATTCCAGCAGGTGCAACTCGTTCATTGTTCTCAATTCGTGTAGCACCATCTGTAGATAACGGTGTAGGTGCAGGATTTGGACAGAGAGAACTTCTCAATCGTATGCAGCTTGTTCTTCGTACGCTTGATATTACATCTCCAGCAAACTCTACACTTCTTGTAACTGGTTATATCAATGGTACAACATTTGCGGGACAGCAAACAATTCTTGGAACAGCAACTGGTACAGCAATTACAAACAGTGCTGCTTCTAACTCAGCAAACGTTACAACATATACAACAGGATCAACATCTCACGGTCTAAAAGTTGGACAACAAGTTGTAATCTCAGGACACGGCGGAACTGGATATAATGGAACATTTATTATTACTTCAGTACCATCAAATACACAGTTTACAGTAGCACAAACAACAGTATCTGGAACACCATCAACTGGTTCAACAATTGGTTATGGAAGATGGACAAATGCTGTAAATGATGCACAGGGTGTACTAACATCTTCACTTGCACAAATTGCAGACTATGCACCAGCACCTACTGGAGGTACAGCAGGAGCATTCGTTACAAACGGTGGTGAAGTTACTGGTGGATTCTTTACAGCAGGTACTTCAAGCATTGATCTTGAAAAAGTTCGTGACTTGGGTAACTCAATTCTTGGTGGCGGTGGAGTAGGAACTCCAGCATTCTCAAATACGAATATCTATCCAGATGGCCCAGACGTTCTTACGATTGTTGTAACTAATCTTGGAACTGCAGCGGTAGCTGTACTTGGAAGACTTGGTTGGACTGAAGCTCAGGCTTAAAAGAGGGGGACGGGCTATAAAATGCCTCTAGACAGAGAGAAATATAATAACGTAGACCCAATCTCCACACCATCCATTAGTGTTGATAATGGACTAATTGTCGGAGATACAGTATCAACCTCACAGATAACAAATGGTAAGATACTTTACAGTCTAAATAGTAGAACTTATATTCCAGTAGGTATATCTACTGTTGTAGCAAATTCTGTTGCTTATCAGGCTACCGCCCCTACAAATCCTTCAGTTGGTCAAATATGGGTTGATTCAAGCTCAAATAATACTAACTATGATCCAAACCTTATACGTCGTAAGACAATTGTTGCAACAGGTGGACAAACAGCATTTACTGCAGATCTTGCTTTTACCGACGGATATGAGCAGGTATTTCTTAATGGATTATTGCTTACAAGAAGTGTTGACTATACAACCACAAATTCTATTCAAATAAATTTAAATGTTGCAGCGGTATTAAATGACGTTATTGATATTTTATCTATAACTAATTTAAATGCTGTATCTGCAGCAGGTGCAGTAACTACATCAAATACATTTACAGGTGCACAAGCATTGACTCCATCAAATGCTGCCATAACTCCATTAACCATTAATGCTGCATTTAACCAAACCGCAGATTTAACAAATGTTAAAAGTTATAGCGGAACAAATCTAATAACGCTAGATTCCTTTGGAAGAATTGTTATAGGAAATACAACTGTTGGACAAAATCAAAATTATTTAACTGTTCAAAATACAACTTCTACAGGAATGTATCCTTGGGAAGCATCTGGATTAGCAATAAGAGATTCAAGATCTTTATCAGCATCAGTTGGTGGAGGTATTATATTTGAAGGAAATTATTTAAATACTGCACCATCAGTTGCTGCTTTTGCAGGTATTAAAGGAACAAAATTTAACACAACATCTGGAGACGCTAAAGGTTATTTAGATCTTTGGTCTCGTGGCGGTGGCGGTATAAGAATGTATACCTCAGAGCAAGTTGTTGGATCAGAAAGTGCAAATCCAGCAATTCAAATAGGCGTTGCTGGAGATACATATTTAAAAGGCTATAATCCAACAGTAAGTTTTACAATGTCTGCATATAATGATACTTCTAAACAACAAATTATTGTAGCTGATAATGAACAAATGAAATTTTATTCTTTATCTCCAAATAACCCCGCATTTCTTTGGTATCAAGGACTAGCCTCAGCTGGAACTGCAGGTGCAACACAAAGAATGATATTGGATAATAATGGAAATTTATCTGTAGGTTCAACTGCTGCAAGTGCAAGATTAGACGTAAGAGCAGCAAACTCTGTAGTAGATTCTTTTGGGATAGCCGCAATTATTTCAAATAACTTTGGTCAAGATTTTGGAGGATCGTTAACATTTGGAGGAGTTTTTACTTCTGATAATAATCAATCAAATATTGCTCCATATGCAGCAATTTCAGGAAGAAAAGAAAATGCAACTTCTTCAGATTATGCGGGTTACATGTCATTTGCTACAAGAATACATACTGGGTCAGTAACTGAAAGAATGCGTATCAATTCTACTGGCTATTTACTTGTAGGATATACATCTTCAAATGGTTCATATCGCCTTCAAGTTAATTCTCAAATATTTGCTACATCAACATCTATTGCTACATCAGATGCTAAGTTTAAGAAGAATGTAAAAGAAATTGTTGGTGGATTAAATATGATTGATTCCCTACGTCCCGTTCAGTTTGATTGGAAAAAAAATGATACTCATAACTTTGTTGAAGGAAAGACTGTAGGTTTTATTGCTCAAGAAGTGCAGGAAGCATTAAAAGATCAAGATTGGGTTGGTAACTTAGTAAAATCCAACTATAATGAAGAGACTGAAGAAGAATTTTTGGGATTAGCAGAATCCAATATAATCCCGCTTCTTGTATCAGCAGTTAAAGAATTAAAAGCTGAAATAGTAGAATTAAGGGGGATGATTAAGTGAGTAGATCCAGAGACTTTGGTGCAGCAGCATCATCATTGGCAGCCCCCTCATCTGCAAATAACGGATATAATCACGTAGTAGATACTACTCAAGCAAGTGGTTGGAACTTTTCTCCTGATGCAAATTATAACTTTTTAATAAATGGTGCAGCAGACCACTGGCAACGTGGCACTACATGGACAGCAGACAATAAATTTTTAGCCGATAGATGGTTTTGGATGGGAACAAATGCTGGAAGTAGGTCAACAGATGTTCCAACGGGACAAGGGCTTACTTATTCAATGGGTTTTGTTTACAATACAACAGGTTCGTACCCTAGAGTTTCTTATCTGATGCCAGCAGAAGATGCCTTGTTTCTTGCAGGTAAAACAGTAACAGTTTCATTTTGGGCAAAAAATGTTAGTGGTACAGCAGTTTTTTATGGAGAAGTGCAAAGTGTAAATGTATCAAATGTTTTTGATTTTAATGTGGTGGGAGTTAATAGTAAAACATTTGCAGCATTAGGAGCAATGTCAACATCATGGCAGTACTATACTTGGACGTTTAACATAGATTCAACTGTATCAAGAGGTTTTTATTTAAATTTTGTAAGAGACCCACAATCTGCATCATCAACATTAATTACAGGATTAAAAATGGAATTAGGTTCTGTTGCCACACCATTTACAAGAAATGGTGGAGATATTCATGGTGAACTTATTAAATGTCAAAGATATTATTGGCAAAGTACTGGTGCAAATATTCATCTTGGGGTTACTAATAATGACAATGCTAATATTGCTGTTCTTGTTATGCAGCACCCAACACAAATGAGAATTGCACCATCAATTGTACAAAATACTGCAGGTAGTTATTTTACTTATAGAGGATATAATAGTGGTACAAGCACGTTTACAACAGGAACATTCAGCACATTTACCCAAGAAACATCAAGTATATATAGTGCTTCTATTTATGCAACTCCAGCAAGTTTTACTATACCAAATGGTGCATCAGGAAGAATTTATATAAATAATGCTGCTGGCTATTTAGGTTTTAGTGCGGAGGTTAGATAATGGCTAGATCCATAAAAGTATGGTCGGGAAGTGCATGGGAAGATGTAGGTCCAGCACTGCCTTCAACATCCACCCAATTTATTCAAATTACAACTGCTTCTTCTACAGGATTAACTATTCGTGGTGCAGCATCTCAGTCTGGCAATTTAATTCAACTTCAAGATTATGCTGTAACTCCTTTACTTACAGTTAATTCAAGTGGTTATGTCGGAATTGGAACAGCAACACCTCAAGTTTCATTAAAGGTAACTGCGGGAGCAGCTGGAACTGTATCAATTCAATCATCTGGAACATCTGGCATGTATCCTTCAACAGGAGCGGGATTAGAATTAGTAGCTGGTAGTGATATTTCTACAGATGCTATTCAAGCTTATAACAGAGATACTTCATCATGGAGAACATTGGGGTTATGGGCAAGTGCAATAAATCTTAGAACAACTGCTGTACAAAGATTGGCAATTGATTCATCTGGAAATATAACAGTAGGATCAGGATCTGGAACAACTACAGTAAATGGAGATATAGCATTTGCTGGAACTTTAATAGCACCAAAAATTACATATTCAATTAACCCTCAAACTGGAACAACATATACAGCTGCTTTAACAGATGCAGCATCAATTATAACAATTAACAATGCTTCGGCAAATACAGTAAGTATTCCAACAAATGCGTCTGTTGCATTCCCCGTTGGATCTTCATTAACAATTATTCAAACAGGTAGCGGAAATACAACAATTAACGCTGTTACTTCAGGAACAACAACAATTGCTTCAAACGGTGCTACTTCAAATGCACCTAAACTAAGAACACAATATTCTGCTGCTACTGCTATTAAGATTCAACAGACACCCTCTGAAGTTTGGTATGTAGTAGGAGATATTGCTTAATGACACGACTTATAGGACCACTTGCAGGCAGCCCCACTGGAATAGTAAGAACAAATCTTACAATGAACTTAGATCCAGGTAATTCAGCATCTTATTCTGGTTCTGGAACAACAATTACAGATTTAAGCGGTAATGGTAAAAATGGAACAATATCTGGAACACTAGGATATACATCTGGAACTAGCGGGTATTGGTCTTTTACAAATAATGGTGCTTATATATTAGCTGGTACACTTCCATATTCAGGAAGTTCTGGAAATTCTTGGACTATGGGAATATGGGCTCAACCACTTACCGCAAATGGAAATATAATTTCAATGTCATCTGTAAATCCTCAAGGCAATTGGAACATGCCACCAATAAGTGCAAATGGTCAAAGATTTGTTGGAAAAGTTTGGCAAAATAATTATTTAACTTCTCAAGTATTTACTATAGGAACTTGGTATTATTTAACTTTAACTTTTGATTATACAGCAGGAACGCAAAATTTTTATGTTGATGGAAATCTTGTTGCTTCTCAATCGGGAATAACATCAAATTCAAGCGGTGTTGATAATTATTTATTTATAGGTCAAACTAATCCAGGTGCTGATAATGCGGGAAATTTTGTAGGTAATATTGGTCCAATACAATATTATGGAAATAAAGCTTTGACTGGTGCAGAAGTGGTAAAAAATTATAATGCTTTGCAATCAAGATATAAAACAACATCTGTAGTTACAAGTGGACTTGTTTTATATTGGGATTTTGGTAATTCTGCTTCATATCCAGGAACTGGAACAACTGTTACAGATTTAAGCGGTGCGGGAAATCATGGAACAATAAACGGAACTGGTGGAGCATATTCAAGCACCTTTGGTGGAGTATATACATTTTCTGCAACTGGTGGAAATACAATAACATCAAACGGTCCAAATTTATCTACAAGCAATTATACCGTAATAGGGTCAGCAAGGTATTTAGGTGGAACTAATGCACGTATTATTTCTGCAAAATCAAATAATTGGCTTATGGGACATTGGAATACAAGCACATTAAATTTTTATTCTGAAGGTTGGGTTACAGATGTAAACCAAGGATCTACAGATAATGCCTGGAGAATATTTGCATCAACTGGAGATTATACAAACGACATGTACGCATTGTATGCAAATACTTCATTGATTAGATATAATAATAATGGATCAGCGGGACCCAATTGTTTTGCTATCAATTCGTACGCAAATAGTTCAGAATATAGTAATGGTCAATTTGGTTTTCTTTTAGTTTATAATCGTGTATTAACTCAAAGTGAAATGTCTCAAAATTATGAATATTTTAAAAATAGATATTCTCTTGTAAAACAAAGTTATGAATGTGTTCAACAGTATACTGGAAATCAAACATGGATAAACCCTGGCATTTCTCAAGCAGATGTTATTGCAATTGCAGGTGGAGGTGGTGGTGGCAATACTACTTATGGTGGAGGTGGTGGTGGAGGAGGTATGGTTTATAATACCAATCAAGCTCTTTCTTCAAGTCACGTAATAACTTTAGGAGCAGGTGGCGGTGCAACAGCACAAGGATCTAATACAACATTTGGTTCTTTATTAACCGCAATTGGCGGTGGTTTGGGTGGAACTTCAAATGGCGGAGCAGGTGGTTCAGGTGGTGGATCTGCTGGTGGCTCAACATCTTATTCAGCAGGTTCAGGAACTTCTGGACAAGGAAATGCAGGTGGAGGTGGATTTCCAGGATATAGTTTTGGTGGAGGTTCTGGTGGTGGAGGGTTTAATGAAGTTGGGCATAGTGGAAATGGATTTCAAGGAAATTATTTTGCTGGTTCAGGTGGACTAGGTAGATATATTTCTGGTATTATGTATTCAGCAGGCGGTGGCGGATACGACACAGGTGCAGGTCAAGGTTCTGGTGGTGCTGGAGGAACACAAGGTTACGGTACTGGAGCAAGCGGTTCAGCATCAACTGGAAATGCAAATACTGGAAATGCAGGCGGTGGCGGTGGAGCTGCTGGAGGGTCAGGAGTAGTAATTGTGAGATATAAATCATGACAACATATATAGCTCCTACATATCCAGCTTCATATGTTGCTGGTGATGTAATAAACTTTAATTATACTGGTGCATCACAAACATGGAATTCATTAAATGCTAGCTATATAAAAATTGAATTATATGGTGCAGCAGGAGGAATCGTTGGGGATAACCCAGGTTATGGTGGCTATTCTTATGGATTTTTTTATCCCGCACAAAATACCAATTATTATTTATATGTAGGGGGCATTGGTCAAAATGCTTATCAAAACACAACAGGTGTTCAAACTTCTGTTGCTGGATTTAATGGCGGTGGTGAAGGAGGACTTGGAGTAAGCGGTTCTAATATACATAGGGGTGCAGGCGGAGGAGGAGCAACAGATTTTAGATCTGGTGGTACTGCTTTATCAAATAGAATTTTAGTGGCAGGTGGAGGTGGTGGCAGCGGAACAAAAAATGTTGCATTAACAGCTGGCTCATACGGAGGTGCTGGAGGTGGAACATCAATATTAAATCCAAACGGATCACCTGGTTATACATCTTCTTATAGAGGTTTTGGATATGGTGGAACTCAATCTGCTGGAGGAAATGGCGGTGCATCAGGATCTGGTGGATCTACTGCAGGTGCAGCTGGAACCCTTGGAGTAGGTGGACAAGGAGGGCTAGACGCAATGTCGTATACACAATATAATTATGCAGGTCCAGGTGGTGGCGGTGGATATTATGGCGGTGGCGGTGGTGGAGCAGGTGGAATTGATGGGCGTGGTAACGCAGGTGCAGGTGGAGGCTCTGGATATGTAAATACTGGAGCTGGTGGTCAAATAGCTATATATGGAGGTGAGTCAGGGGTAAATAACAATAATGGTTCTGCTGTTATAACTATCCTTGCATAAAATGGCACATTGGGCAGAAATTAATAAAGATGGAATTGTATTAAGAGTTTTATATCATCAAGATAAAGTTGTAGATGAAAAGCAAAAAAAAATAGCAGAAGATTTTGGTTATGAGTATGTAGTACCAGAAGATGATGAAGGATATCAATGGCTAATTGATAATTTAAATGGTACATGGATTAAAACATCCTATAACGCAAAAATACGTAAAAATTTTGCAGGAATTGGTTTTAAATATGATAAAAAGCTTGACGCCTTTATTCCGCCACAACCATATGATTCCTGGAAATTAAATGAAGATACTTGTTTGTGGGAAGCACCTAAAGAAAAGCCAGAGGGCATATACGTTTGGGATGAAGATTCACTATCGTGGATTGAAGTTAAAAATGGCGGGGAAACCTTGATAGAACCTAAAGTATAATAGTATTATGTCATACAAACAAGCGGTACTAAGGGATAACCCTATAGCGTTCTGGCCATTAAATGGTACATCAACAGAGCGTACTTATGCTACCCTTTTGTATGAGTATGGAACATATCAAGACTGGCTAAATGCTGAATCTACATATGATTCAACATCTCTTACTTTTACCCTTGATGAGATATCAGCAAATGGCAATTATGGTGCGTTTACAATTGGAGATCCAAACTTTCTTGACGTACTCCCGCTTGCTACCCTTTCAAGCTATGACACAAAAATAGCGGGATGTAAGATTAATTCAACATCAGAAATTGGTATATCTAACCTTCCAGGAATATATAATCATTTTTACACAGGTACAGAAAACTTGACATTTGGGGTTGAAATGTGGTTGGCATTTGACAAGAACCCATCAACAGACAACGCAGTATTCTTAGTAGAATATAGCGGATATACAATAGCCAAAACATACGTAAATAATGATAAGATCTATTTTACAGTAAATGGCAAGAATAAGAAGACAAATGATGCAATGACATATACCGTTTCAAAGCAACTTGATTCATGGGATTCTCAGATGCATGTATTCTTCTACTATGACAATAGAAACTTGAATATAGCGGTAAACGGGCTTTATACTGAATCAGTCACACTTCCGTCAGAGTTTATATTCTCAACAAGTCCAACATACAAGAACAATATATTCTATAGCATAGGTCCATCTGGAACATATAATAATTTCATTATTAATGACCTGGCTTTTTATGACTATGTAATTTCTACCAAGATGATTAGATCACACATTCTTTGGGGTACATATGATTCTGCTCCACAAAACTATGTCAAGCAAACTGATGGGTACTTCTTTGATATCAAAGACTCAGAAGGAATGTACTCATACAAGCAAAGCTTTGCAAATCCTAAGAACTACAAGCTTGGTACAATTACCAATCTTATTGCAGATAACAAGGGTTTAACACTACAGACAATCCCGTCATTATCAGCAATTGGCTCTGTAACAACATCAAATGGTTTGACAACATCAAGCACATCAGCAGCCAAGTTTGTTAACTTCTCAGACTATTTTTCTCCACTTAATTTTTCAATGGTTGGTCAAATTGATTGGGTACCAAATGCTTCTGCTAATCCAGCAGTAATATTCTCGCTTGAAGGACTTAACTCAAATGAATGGGTCTATCTAGCACAAAGTGCTGACGATAAGCTGACGTTATATTATCACACACAGCTAACCTCATACCCATATGGATATACAGAGCAAGTAATAGCACAGCTAGACAGTGCAACAACTACGGGAACTTATAACATAGGCCTTTCCGTAAACAATAAAACAGCAAGCATATACCTATCGGGCACAGGATCTAAGACAACATCCAACTTCCCAAGTTATACATATGAGAAGATCAATGCTTATTTTGGTAATCAATTCTCTGAGGCAGTTACCACAAGTATGTCAGGTAAATTAAAGAATGTTTCTATATTGTCGTCATACACAGATCCATCAGCATACATTTTGTACGGAGTCAAAGACAACACTACAATTACCTTTAAAACAGGCCTGGAGGTATCTCAGACGGGCACATGGACCTTCTCTGTACCATCATCTCAAATTGGCACTTCAGTAGGCTCTAGATTGACTTGGGACTCTGCAACATCAGATAACTCAATTGCAAGTACAAATAAGAATGTAATTGCACAAGCATCTATAGACAATGGTACTACATGGAAGCTTATAGGAAATGGTGATCCAGTAACAAGATTTACCGATAGTTCAAGTGTGGCTGCACCAGATACATTGTTTAAAGTTACCATGTATACAAGCGATTCATCTTCGCAGTATCTGCCAAGATTTGATAATGCCATGATTGTTTTCTACAACAACCTAGCAATTGTTTCAGATGGTGGTGCATTTACGCTATCTCCAAAGGCGGGAACTTATGTCGGAGATACATATTCAATCAAGAAGAATTCATTTAATATCCTTGCCCGTTCTAGAAACTTTGGCATTAAGTTAAATAAAGTAAACAATCTTAACTCTGTGGCTACAATCAAAGCAAACAATTCATCTAAGACTTACAACACAATAGAATTTTGGTTTAGATATGATGAGGCTAATACGCTTGCTTCTAACTACATCATAGACACAGATGGTGTAAATGCTTCCGTTTATGTAGATCCCGCAAGCAAGGGTTGCTATAAAGATGGATTTGCACACGTATTTGTTAATGGCGTTGAGCTCACAGATGGTCAAGCATTGACCGTAGGTGAGTCATATCATTTCGTTTGTGTCTATCCATACGATACAAACGCTGACATATACTTGGGCGGGAATAAGCTGAATAACTACTTTACATATGGAACCTACGGCTTTGTTAGCCTATATCCAAGTGCATTTACTCAAACACAAGCACAAAGCAGATATATGCAGTTTTTGTCATCAAATGTATCGCAAGTTAATTACACAGAACTACTTGCAGAGTCTACAAACATAATAGGAACACTTTCAGAATATGCAGGCGGATCTACAGATTATAACGCTGGACAGCCAATATTGTCCTACAAGCATCCAACAACTGCCAACGTATAACAGAATTTTGAACATCAGCGTGACATTTATTACGCTTTAACAACACAGAATGGTATTATAGCGATATGGGTAAAATGAAAATTACTCCAGTAGACGAAGTTAACTGGGGATTATATATGTGGCAGATGCCAGACGAATCTCTGGTTATGGATGATGAAGGTGGGTATCTTTGCATCCCGTCACTTAAAGGCGATATCAAGCAGATCAAAAAGCTTAAGGATGTTGCAAAGAATTATGGATTAGGCGAAGGAAAGCCAATATTTTTTGCTGGACACAGAACGGTAACTGACGAAGAGCTGGAAGAGCAGAAGTCAAGATCAGAACTAGGTCTAGTGCCAGATGTACAAGATACACCAGCTATGATGGAATATGTTAAAGAAATGCGGGAGATGAAACTAGGATAATGGACCACAACGTAACAATTATGAATGATGATGACGATGATTCAAAAGATGTGTTTATCAAGTCAAATGTTGACTACGGTATTAGCACATCAAAGGCAGAATCTTTTGAAGACCCTTTTGCACAAACATGGGGGGAAATCAAAAAGTCAGAAGGCCTAAGCCCCAATCTACGCAGACATGCATCAAGACTAGAAAAAGCATTTACAGGCATAGATGATGCTAAGTCTAAGAAGTTAGATCCACTTGACCTTACAGGTTATTCATTATTCCAGATTGTTCAACCTCCATACAACATGCTTTATTTGTCACAACTTTATGATGTATCTCCATATCATCACTCAGCAGTAAATGCTAAGGTTGCAAACGTAATTGGACTTGGATATAAGTTTGAAGAGACATACAAGATTACACAAAAAGTTCAAGATGTAATTGATGACCCAAAGAAGCTTGATAAGTTGCGTACAAAGGTTGAAGCAGCAAAGGTAGATTTAAGAGAGTATCTTGAGTCACTAAACTCAGATGATTCATTTACAGAGAACATGAAGAAGGTCTACACAGACCTAGAAGCAACAGGTAATGGCTATCTTGAAGTTGGTAGAACAGCAACAGGAAAGATTGGTTATATTGGACATATTCCAACAACAACTATGCGTATTCGTCGTCACCGTGATGGCTTTGTACAGGTTGTTTATAACCGCTATACATTCTTTAGAAATTTTGGCGATACAGAAACACCTGATCAAATTGGAACAGATCCACAGCCAAACGAAGTTATTCACTTTAAAAAGTTCACACCATCAAACACATATTATGGAATCCCAGATATCCTTTCTGCAAAAAATGCAGTTGCTGGTGATGAATTTGCACAGCGTTTCAACTTAGACTATTTTGAGAACAAGGCAGTACCACGTTATATCATCACTGTTAAGGGTGCTAAACTAACTGCAGATTCTGAGCGTAAGCTTCTTGAATTTTTCCAGACTGGACTAAAGGGACGTAATCACAGAACACTTTACATTCCGCTTCCATCAGACGGAGAAAATGGTCGTGTTGAGTTTAAGATGGATCCAGTTGAGGCGGGAATACAAGATTCTTCATTCAATAACTATGCTATTGAAAACAGAGATCGTATTCTTATTGCTCACCGTGTTCCAATTTCAAAGATTGGTATGCCTGCGGGAGTTTCATTAGCAAACGCTAAAGATGCTGATAAGACATTCAAAGAGCAGGTATGTCGCCCTATGCAAGAAGAACTTGAGTATAAGCTTAACAAGGTTATTGCTGAGTTCACAGACGCATTCGTGCTTAGATTCGAAGAGCTATCGCTTACAGATGAAGAGACTATGGCAAGAATTGATGATACCTATCTTAAGGATAAGGTCATCCTTCCAAACGAAGTACGTTCAAGAAAGGGACTCGCACCAATTGAAGGCGGAGACGAACCGCTAGAATTGAAGCCACAACAAGCAGCAGATGCAAGGATGGATGGCAATAGAGAGCGTGATACACAGCGAAATCTCAATGCTCCAGACAAACAAGGTGGCGGGAGAAACCCACAAGGAGAAGGTCGAAAAGTAAAATAAAACGCACTGTAAATTATGAGTTAATTATAAACACTGCTATTATTTAGATTACATATGGAACTACAAAAAACGTATTGGCAAAACAGTGAGTCATCAATGGCTTTGTCATTTCCTATTGCTAAAGTCAATAAGGAAAAGAGAACAGTCTCAGGATTCGCATCTTTAGATAACGTAGACCGTCACGGTGATATCGTTACTGCTGAAGCAAGCAAGAAAGCATTTGAAAACTTCAGAGGAAACATTCGTGAAATGCACGGTCCTTCTGCTGTAGGAAAGATGATTGATTTTAAGGAAGATGCCTTCTTTGATAAGGCTACTGGTAAAAAATATAGTGGTGTTTATGTAACTGCATACATTTCAAAAGGTGCACAAGATGCTTGGGAAAAAGTTCTTGATGGCACATATTCTGGTTTTTCAATCGGCGGGAATATTGTAGATGCAAAGATGGAAAAAGCTGATGATGGTAATGAAGAGCGTAGAGTAATTCATAACTATGATCTACATGAATTGTCTCTAGTAGATTCTCCAGCAAACCCTCTTGCTAATTTCTTTTCTATTCAAAAGATGGCAAAGTCAATGACATTAGAAAATGTTTTCTGGTGCAAGAATGATGAAGTTGCATCAACAACATCTGAAATGCAAAAGAATTGTTCTGTATGCGGAGACGCAATGACAAATGTTGGTTGGGTAGAACAAGCTGATACAGAAAAGTTTGAAGCAATTGAAAAAGTTATTGATTCTTATTTTAAGAAAGATGATGCTCCTACATCAAATCATGAAGCAACAGAAACTGCTGCTCCACATGCTGTAGTTGATAGCTCATCAACAATTAATCTTTACCCAGATCAAAATAAGGTAAAGCAAGTTTCGCCTGTAGACATGACTACAGCGATTAAGAAAAATGAAGGAGGGAATGAAATGACAGAAGAAAACACAGAAGTAACTCCAGAAGTTACAGAAGTTGAAGCTCCAGTTGTTGAAGCTGCACCAGCAGAAGAAGCAGCAGTTGCTATTAACGAAACAGCAGTTGATGCGGGAGAAGCAATCGAAAAGGCTGTTGCTATTTCAGAGGTTGAGGATACACTTGATTTCACAAAGATGGTAACTGACCTTAAGACCTTCTTTAATGATTCAATCGAAAAGAATTATGCAACCCATGCAGCAACAGTTCAAGACGTTTATCGTATGGTAGAGGAAACCAGGGCAGAAATGTCAAAGGCGATTGACGAAATGAAGGCTAAGCATGAAGAGATCAACAAGTCAATTACGGATATGTACGGAAAGATTGAGTATGTTGATAATAAGCTGAACGGATTTGAATCCGCAACAGCAGTTAAGAAGTCCAGTGATCTTAACGGATCATTGGAGCAAGAAAAAATCCAAAAAAGTATATGGCAAGGACACTTCCTCGGTGTTAATAGCTTAACTAAAAATCTATAAAAAAATAAGGTG